CTACAACAATTTCACAAGGTCAAACTGGTGTTTTTCTATTCGAGCCAGTATTAAGTGAATTTGGTGCCTCTGGTGATGATATAGTTAACGCAAAAGTTTCAATTTTTGTTAATGAGTTTCTTCCGACTATGGGGACTTTCACCATAGAAAGTATGTCTATATCGTATGTTGAAAGTGTTTCAGGACTTACTGAAGCTTTTTTACAGGATTTACAAAGTAATTTATCTAGCATTCAAGAAGATGTTGAGGCTGTAGATGAGACTGCGGAAATTGTTATAACAGATTTATCTTCTGGTCTTGAGGTTGTTAGTGGGCAAATACAAGAGTATGAAGCTTTGTTGAATCAATTTAATACTTCCTCTTCCTTACTTCAAGCTCAAATACTGGAAGCTGTTGGTGAGCTATCACAAACAAGCACTATAGATCAAGGTTATATTGATGGTGTAACACTTGCTTTTCAAAATAACCAAGCCAACCTTGATGATGATGTAGCTGCTTTAACTGATTTTACAAATTACATTCAAAATCAAATTGACAATGCAAGTAATTCTGACCCAGGAGAAGGTACGGGTGACACCGACCCAGCACAAGAAGGTGTTTTATTTGAAATAGAGATAGACAGGGTAACTCCTATAATAACCACTAATTCAAGTGATACAACAAATGAGATTATGGAAGATGTTCTAGGCTACCCAAGCTACTCTTATAGATGGCATCTTTTTTTAACAAACGAAGATCTTTTTCCAGGTGAAAGACATAATTTTGGAGCTTACTGTGATAAAAATCATTTTATTGCTTCTAATAGAACTCGACTTCAAGGTACTTTTGATTTTTGGAATGGTACCGTAGGACTTGATGGACCTCCATTTTTGAAAATTGTAAAAAATGCTATTAAGAGGAGTTACCAGCAAGCTAATAATGTTTCCGAAGCAACTCTTGATCAGTATTTCTCAGGATCTGGAGATAGATATGATCCCGTTACGGGATACCTCTTGAATCCTGCTTCTTATAGTTTTACTTGTTATTTTTCAGGGGAAAATATACCAGTAATTGTCGACTTTCATAATGTAGATTACACTAATTATGCGACTGAAGTTACTCTTGATGGAAATCCTAATATATTTAATATTACTTGGGAGGATTTAGCATTAAGTAATTTTGGATTTAGTATTCGTGTTCTAGATAATAGAGGCGGGTGGGACATTAAATCAGCAATAGTAATAAACAATGATTATACTGATGCAGTAAAAACTAGTCTATATGATTCAAGTTATAAATTGTTTGATATTGAGCAAATAAGTGAAGAAACTAGTATTGGTTGGGCAGACGCAACACACATTCGAAATACTTCTGACACAAATTCTGACTCATTAAACATTTCAGGTACAGTAACTAATTACAATGCTCAAAGTCGCAGTATACCACAACCACAGCAGTCAGGTACTGTAGAAGGATTTGTTAGGGCAGCATCTTCTGATAACTATAACGCTTACAGCTTAGATGTGCCATCAACGATGCCATCTTCAGATTCTGATATTATAGTAAATAAATCTATAGATGAAAAACCTACTATAACAAGGGGTGTTAGAAGATACATTTATAACTCAATATTAAATACAGATAGGTCTGTTAGTTTAGCTAGTGAAGACTTTGTTTGTATTGGATCTTATGAAGATAAACCTTTAAGTAGGATATATTACTTTGTTCATGACACCTCTGTGGATAATTTTGATTGTATACTAGAGTATGACCTAGCACTAGACAGTATTAAGACTGTATATCAAGATGGTAGAATAGGTTATAATGGAGACGTAGAAGCTGTCCTTAACTTTAGTAGATCTAACTTAATTACAGGTGTTAATAAGGTTGACGATATTTTATATTTTACAGACAACCTTAACAGACCTAGAAAAATTAATGTTGAGTTAGGTAAAAAGAACGAGGAAAATATACAAAATGCTGTTAGGGTTGAAGATGTATTCTTTCCTGGTGGATTTAATAATTCAGCATTTTTATCTTTTGAAGATGAAAAGGTTAGGTCGTTTAAAGTCGGTGATAACGTGTTTTCACAGATTTTTGACGAAAATCAAATTCAATTTAATGGTTGGTCTGAAGTTATTGGTATTGTTAGAAGAATATCAAATGATCCTATAACTGGATTTACCTTTAATGTTACTAGTGGTAGTAATACGATTACTGCTAGTCAATCAATACTTAGTGACAATACTTTGGCTCCAGGAGAGTTTATTGGGATTATGGATAATGATAACTTTCCTAGGTTCTTTAAAGTTATAGATAGATCTGGACCTACAATAACAGTTGAATCACCACCTAACTTTACAGCAGCAGAAGCAAAGCCTTTAAATATATTAGTTGGTGAAGGTGAAGATAGTATAGAAACATCTATAGGAGGACTACTAACTAACTGTCCTTTTGAGTCTGGTGCTGTAGCTTCAGGTATTTTAATGCAGGCAGATCCTGATGACGCCTACTCACCTTTAATTAGCTTTGGTAAATATGACGACAAAGTAAAATATTTAGACGCTGTTAAACATCAACCTGAGTTAAGACCTCAGACTGATTTAAGTCTTGACACTTCATCTAAAAAGAATAATATATTAGATAATTTGTTTCAGTTTAAATACAGGTACACTCATTACGATAATGAAAACACCTCATACAGTGGAATATCTGACATAAAACCAGATATGGTATTTTCAAGAAATGTTCCTATAAAAGTTGATGATTATTCTAATATAAAAAACGTTATTGATGTAGAGTATTTTGACACCATATCAGATGTTAAAAAAATAGAAATAGTAGCTAGAACAGGAAATGATGGTGAGTTTGTTTTAGTAGATACTGTTCAAAATAACTTTATTACTTATTTGAAGAACATTAAGAATAGTGTTATATCGGAGCCTGCTTTTTACTTTGACGTACCTAAGTCTATAATTAAGTTTAAGAATAATGGTGTCTATCCTTTTGTAGATAGAGCTGATTCTAACAAACTATTTGACTCTGTTCCTAAGCTTGCTAAAGCACAAACAATGTTATCTAACAATAGAATTGCTTATGGTAACATAGTTGAAGGATTTGATAATACACCTATAGTGGTTGAGAGTGAGTTTTTAAATGAAGATAATTCTGTTGTTGAGTCTTTTACTTCAGAAGTGGGTGTGTTTTTTGATACTTCTTCTGCTTCTGCGGTAACTGATCTAACTGCTGGAAGTGGTAACAATCCTAACAGTGATGCTGACGCAAGTCCTTTAGCTGATGCTATTCAAGGTTCTTCTGGAGACTCATCATGGAGTGCTAGTAGTAACGCTTCTTGTGTAGTTAGTTTCTTTATAGACTTATCTGGGATTAGCTTTAATGATTCAAGCTCTCAATTTATAGATATAAATTTAGGGTGGGGGATAAAAAGAAGTCCAGAACAATTTGCAAGCCCAATGAAAAGATCTGGTAAGCTTTTAATGAGTGTTGACCTAACAGGTGCGTCAACAATAAATCAGGTTAGAGAAAGAATTATAGAGGAATTTGATGGTGGTCAGTTTCAAGGAGGAGCTAGTTTAACATCTTCTAATATTGATCAAGCAAATCAGTCAGGTTTACTGGATCTTAAACTTACAATATCTGGTGTCAACATGATAAAAGTTAAGTGGATATGTAAACCAAATGATTCTGTTGGAGAAGGGCAAGGACTTACTTTTGGATGGGAAAATTCTTTTGATGGATTTATTTTAACTAGAACTAAAAATAACGTTGTTTTTACTAGTGGATCTGCTTCATCTAACTCTTTTAAGAAGGGTGCTTTTCATGATTTTGGTATAGCTTATTTTGACGAGACAAACAGATGTTCTTTTGTAAATGTAGCTCCTAATTTTGGATCTAATATTGAGCTAAAAGAAGGTTTTGGCGAACCTTCTATTAATGTTAATTTAAATGGTACTAGGTGTTATAATCCTTTTGTTACTGAAGGTGATGTTCTACCTGGTCAGGTTTCTAGTGTTAGCTTTAATATATACAATAAACCTCCTAAATGGGCAACTCATTATCAAATGCTTTATGCTGGTAACACTTCTGTTGCAGAGTTTGTTCAAATTACAATAAATGATGTTGTTGCTGGAGGTGGTAACGATACTCAGATGTATTTATCTATAAACTCTTTAAAGGCAGAAAACTTAGGGTACGTAGATTCTTCTGGTGCTCTTATAGATTTTGATGCTACTAAGGGTGATAGAATTAGATTTATTAGTTGCAAGGTTGGTGATGATAGAAAGTTATTTAAAGATTATTTAGATTTTGAAATTACAGGATTTGATTTTCACGATGCAGATAACCCAATATCAGACACAGTTAACGGAAGTGGATTTTATATAAGAATTGCAAATCCAGAAAGTACCTCTATAAATATTGAAGGTGGAGGGCTTGTTGACATAGCCCACTCAGGATCATTTGTTTTAGCTAATACTGGTTATAATGGACTTATAGCTGAGATATACAGACCTAGATTAAATCAAGAACAAGAAAACTTGGTTTATTACGAGATTGGTGATAAAATAGAAATTGGAAAACATGGTGAGGTAGATAGATACCATAGTGGTCAGGTAAATCAAGTTGCTGAATATTTTTACGACAAAGATGTAAACACAGAGGTTTCTTTAAGTCCTGCTACAGTAACTTTAGATGGTGGAGATGTTTATATTAAATTTAGAAGAATGGTTACAAATACATCTGGAGGTAGTGGTACTGGTTTAGGATCAACTATAGAGGCTTTTACTTGTGAAGACTATTTCTTAAATGATTTTCATAGAACTAACCACTACGACAAAGGTCGTATAAACGTAGTTAACAACAACTCAGAAGAAAGAAGACTTAAAGCTTCTGTATTCTTCTCTGAGCCTTATGTAAGCACAGGTGCTATAAACGGTTTAAGTAACTTTAACTTAGCAAACACACCTTACTTTGATTATAATAAAGACTTTGGGTCTATTCAATATTTAAGTAATCAAAATAACGACTTAATTATATTTCACGAGAGTAAGGTTGGTAGAGTTTTAGTAGGTAAAGATATACTTAACACAGCTTCAGGAGAAGGTTTAGTTTCTTTATCTAACAAGATTATAGGTGATTATGCTATAGTTTATTCAGGTCAGTATGGTTGTAGTTTAAATCCTGAATCTGTAATAAAACAAGGTAACGTATTCTATTTTACAGATATACAAAGAGGATCTGTTCTTAGACTATCTAATGATGGTATTACAGTTATATCTGATAATGGTATGAAGGATTACTTTAGAGACCTGGGTGAAATGTTCTTAAAGTATAATCCAGAGTACAATGACGATTTAGAGTTTACTCCTTCTATTGTTGGTGGTTATGATCCTAAATATAATGAGTATATAGTTACATTCCCTTCAATAATTAGCAATCCAGACTCTGGTTACACAAGTGAAACTTATGTTTGGAGTGATAGCATCGCTACTTGGGATGAGATAACAACTAAACCTGAAAACGCTTTTGATGATAAGGTTGTTATATTTAACCCTGTTACTGTAGCATTTAGTGAAGAGTCAAATAGATGGACATCTTTCTACTCTTATATTCCTGAGTATTACTCTAAAGTTAATAGACAGTTTGTTACCTTCAAGCAAGGTAGATTATACAGACATAACGATTCAGATAAATACTCTAGAAGTACTCAATCGTATAATAAGTTTTATGGTAATAACAACCTATCATATATTGACTTTGTATTTAACGCAGAACCTTCATCTATTAAGACTTATAACGCTTTAGCTTTAGAGAGTGATACAAAATTTATTACAGGTTTATTCTCTAATATGGGTCAGCACTATGGTGGTTATGATGAAGTTATAACTACAAACATTGCTTTCAAAAAAGTTAGAGGTAAGTGTAGTAATGTTTCGGTTGCTTCTGCTTTTGAAATACAAGGTATAGACACTAAATTTTATGAAGACGTATCTCCAGGTGATTTAATTAAAGTTATTGGAAACTCATCTGAAGAACAACACATAGTATCTAAAGTAATATCAAATACCTTAATAGAGGTTGAAGAGGAGGTAAGTCTGACTTTAAATAATAACACCATGTTAGTTATTGATTATAAAACCAAGGAGGGTATACAATATGCTGATATTCCGTTCTGCACATCTGATATAGAGTCTAGGGAAGATAACCTTAATTTTGGTGACGGATCAGATATACAGGGTGTTGGTGTAGTTTCAGGTTTAGATGATGATGGAGAAAACTTGTCTATACTTACAAAACTAACAACACTTGCAAATCTTAACAAACAGATACCACCAAGTGATATGGTTAATGGAGCAAGATATGTTGTAACATACATAGCTGAAGGGGAAGAAGATTTAATTGGTGCTTCTGACTCATCTTACGATCCTGATGAATCATCTATAGGTAACATTATAATACATAATGGTGTATCTTCAGCTACAGATAGTTTAGTTATGAGTGCCGATCTTAGATTGTACATTAAAAAACTTGATGGAACAACTGAATTTTTAGGATACCCATACTCGATAACTTCTGGTACTTTTAATGAAGAAAGTGCAACTAAAATACGTATTGCTGGAAGTTATGCTTATGACTCTAGTTTTGATGGAGGCTTTTTATTCATGACTAAAACGGGTTCTATAGAGGGTGAGAGAATGAAGGGTAGCTATATGAGGGCTATATTAGCCACTAACTCTAATCAGTCTAAAAAGAAGTTTAATCTTTACGCTGCAAACGCAGACGTAGACAAGAGTGAGCTTAGTAATAAATAATAAAAAAAAATTAGTACATTTGTAAAAATTCAAATTAATGGCACGTAGAGTAAAACCAAAGATAAAATATAACAAGAAAAAGAAATCACCTAAAGCATTCGTTGGAGCTGCAACAGCAGCTATTGGTTTAGGAAAATCTATATACGGAGCTGTTCAAGCTAGTAGAGCTAGAAAGGCAGAGAGAGCTTTTGATAAGAGTAGGTTAGAGAGAGGAGTTAGCTCTGCAACACAAAAGATGGCTGATCAACCTATAGATCAAAGTTATATAAATCAACTTCAACAACAGCAGGCTGCTGATAGAGCATCTGCTATGGGTGCTTTAGCTAAGGATCCTAGAAATGTTTTAGCAGGGGTTCAGGCTTTAGAAGGGCAAGCTGCAAAACAAAGAACAGATCTTTTAGGTATGCAGCAGGATGCTAAAACTAGAGCTATGGAAAACCTAGCTAGAGAACAGCAAATGGCTGAAACTCAAAGACTAGGTGTTGCTGAAGCAGAACTTAAAGGTATACAAGCTGAAAAAGCTGCAGGTACTCAAAACATATTTGGTGGTATTGAAGATATAACTAGTGGTATTGGTGCTATGAATTTTGGCAGTCGTCAAAGAGCTGTAACTTTAGATCCTGTGGATCAAGTATCTAGTATAGATTATGATCAACCAGAAGCAAAGCTTAGAGGTGGGAAAATAACAGTGGAAAAAGGTGGTAAAATTGATTCTGAAGAGGGTGGAGTAACTCCTGGTAAATTTGATCATAGCACTAATAAAATAGACATGGTTCAAGATGGTGAGAAGATTGGTGAGGCTACAGGTGGAGAGCTTATACTACCTCCTGATGATGTGAAAGAAATTAGAATGGCTTTAGATAAAGGAGATAAAGAATCTGCTTTTGAACTTATGGAAAGACTAGTTGCTAAATACGATAGTAACGTTATAGGTGATGATGATGATAGTGAAGCACAGGAAGGTGCTAAAGTTCAACAACCTACTGTACCACCTTTAAATCAAGATAGAGCTCAGGAAATAACAAGGGTAATGAAAAGTAATGCTGATCAGGTTAGAAACGTTGGAGAGCTTCCTTTTGACCAGGATCCAACAAACCCTGCAGGACTTGTTAAGTATGTTGGTGACAAGCTTTCTTTTGATATAGATTCAACTAATAAAGCTGAGATTGAGTTCATTAAAAACTACAGAGACTTTCTTATTCAAGAAAAAGGAAGAGCTGACGCACCTAAGAAAGAGATGATGGGTGGTGGATATTTAGCTAAAGTAAAAGCTAGAATGGGCTCTTACATAAAATCAAAAATGTAAAACATGGCTGGAGAAGGTTTATTTTTCACAGGGGTTGTTTTAAAAAATAATCGTGATTTAATTCAGGAGGAAGCTGTTAGAGAGCAACTAAGGCTTAGAAGGGAAGAGCTTGACCTTCAAAAGCAAGCTATAGCTGATGAAAGAGCAAAAGCTAGAAGGGAAAGACAAAAACCAGAGAGCTACAGTCTTGAATCTATAGATAGTAGGTTTATACCTAAATTTTCTGAAAACGTTGGATCTTATAAAAATTCAGTAGCTGAAAATCCAGATGACGAAGTTTCAAGGTCTAAAAATGAAACATCTCTTGGTAATGATCAGCAAATTTTAAAAAACATAACATCTGATTATCAAAATCTTGTTGAGTTATCAAAAGAAGGAAAGGATAAAAAGTTTTATAGAGATAGTCAAGGTGGGTACTTGTATGAGTACAACATGAATGAAATAGTTAAAGGGTATAATAATGGGGAAGATTTAGTTCAACTTTTAAATAAATTCCCCTTAAATTATGATGATATATCTGATGTAACTAAATTTGAAAATCCTGTAGGTGCAAAGACAAGCGACTTTATTGAAAATCAAAAAGCTGTCGAAGAAATAGATGGCGTTCAGTATCCTTTCTCTAAAGGTGTTCAAGAAAAAACAAGAAACTTTATAATACAAAATTCTACTCCTAATCCTGATGGTTCATTTGATGATCCTAATTTTGAGATGATGATGGTGGGGGGTCAAAATATTGACTTTGTTAATTCAGGTCCTGCAGATCCAAGATTTATGTTTGGTCTTAGTAAAGGCTACTCAGATGTTGGGGAATCTTTTTACAAAAAAATAAACCCTAAGTCTGGAGAAGGAGTTTTTGATCCTAATCTTTACAAAGAATTTCAAGAGTTTCTTGTTAATGAAATGATTAAACTTGAGAAATCTAAAAATCCACCAGTTCGTGTTTTCAGAAAAACCACTGGAGAGGGTGGTGAACAAGGTGATACCCTTACTGAAAAAGATTTATCTTTAATAACTGCTGAGCCAAAAAACGTTGACCAAGTTAACGGTTTAGAATTAAAGCTTGATGCTAATCAAGTTTCTACAGTTACAATTCCAAATGTTGAAGTAACCCTTAATGATCTTAAAGCTGTGCCAGGTCAGAATTTAGGTAGTGAAACAGAAGAAGAATCTGTTATAGCTAACTTAGAATATTTTGATCCTGGAGCTGAATCTTTTAGAGCTGACGTTAAAAGAATAACTGTGCTTAATGACGCAAACTCTACCCCTGTAGCTGAGGTAGATCATAATGGTAAGAGAATGTTAGTTCCTTTATATTTAGTACATTCAGAGGTTGAAAAGAAATTTAAAACAGGATCTGAGGGTGCTAAGTTAATACAGTACTCTAGAGAGTTTTATAAGAATGAGATTCTAGAGAGACAAGATGCTGAGAAAGGTAAATCACCTGCAGAGGGAGATGCTTTATTCAATCAATAATAAAATTTACATCTAATGGATAAGTTAGAACAACTTTACAACCTTTATGTAGACAAAGGTATATTAACATCACAAACAACTTTAGACCAGTTTAAGGATTCTGATGTTGACATACAAAGTAAGCTTTACGACTTAGGAAAAAATAAAGGTTTGTTCAATACAACAGACCTTAATACTTTTCAGTCAGCTTGGGGTGATGTAAAAAAAAAAGATTCTTCAGCATTTCAAAACGCAATTTCTCAAAAGACTACAGAGGATTCTGTATTGGAATCGGAGCCTTCAACTTCTTCTTCGGAGTACATAGAGTCTCTAAATGAAAGCATAAGAAAAAGACGACTATCTTCAGAGCAAGGTCAAGACGCATTAGATTTAGAGAGAGAATCAAAAAGACCTTTTTACGAAGGTCAAGGTGTTGACATAAATAAGGTTCTTGATGCTGAGTTTGTTAAAAGTCAAGATGCAGAAAAAAAAGAACAAGAGCTTGAACAAGAAAAAGATCTTGGATTTTTTAGTAAGCTTTACAAAAGAATAACAGACACCTCAGATCTAGAGAAAGATTACTTTACCACAGACGAAGATGTAGCTGATGAATTTTTAGCTAAAAACTCAGACAAAATATTTGAGGCTGAAAAGCAATTTCATAACGCACAAATAAAAGACGTTATGGATAACATTGCTCCAGAATCTAGAATGGAGCAGATAGAAGCTAGAGGTATTGATTTATCTTACATGCCCGTAGATAATATAAAAGTTAATAACGAAAGTGTAAGTGTTAACGAACTTCAAAAAAACTTATTTAACACAGACTTTGTAAACGATGTTATTGACGGTAAAACTAATGTTACTATTGATAATCCTGATAATGACGAAGGACTAAAAACTCTTCAAGATTTACTTGAAAGACAAGTCGAGTCTGGTGGGTTTATTGGTGATTGGGCAGAAGGTTTTGCTGCTGGTGCTTTAGATTTGTTAGTAGCAGGTCCTCTTGAAATAGCTGAGGGATTACTGATAGGTGGTGCTAACAGTAATTACGAACAAATAATGTACAACACCAGAGGTGGTAAGTTTGCAAGTAAAGTTAAAAAAGCTGCAGATAAAATAAGAGAGAGAACTAGATTGTATCAGGAAGATGGTATGACAAGCTCAATACTAAAAGGAAACTTTCTTGATGCTTTTAAACAAGGTGGTAGTGCTATAGCAGAGACAATGCCTTTAATATTTAGTATGTACGCATCTAGTCCTGCTTTAGCTACAAAGTTTGGACCAAAGGCTGCTCAAAATATATCTTTAGGGGCTATAGGTTTGTCAACTGCTGGGGTTCAATCTTTAAGCTTGAAAGAGCAAAGAATGAAGGGTGAAATAGATGTTAACAATTTTGCATTATATGCTAACGCTGCTTTAACTGGTGCTGCTGAAGCTGTCTTTGAAAAAACCACGTTAGATTTAGTTAATGATGCCAGAGCACTAATCGGTAGAGGAAAAGTAAAACAAAGTGCTAAAGAAATAGCGGATAACATTACAGATGGTTTCTTTGCTAAAGGTATACAAGAGGGTGGTGCTGAATTTAAAACTGAGGTATCTAACACCATAACAAATATGATAACTGGTGTAGATAAAAACCCAGAGGATGTATTGGTTAGACTATCTGACTCTTTCCTTATTGGTTTTGCTATGGGTGGTGGTATACATAGTGCAGGATATTTAGCTAAAGCTTTTACAGATGCAGATTATAAAAAGCTTAACGACAATATAGTTGTTAACTTTATAATGGAGGATAAGTCTACTAAACAAATGAATAGAGCTGAAGCCTTAAGGTTTGTAAAGACTGAAGGTGTGGGTCAACAGATTAGAGATGGTAAGATAAAGATGGATGCTTCTATGAATGCTGAGGCTCAATCTTTACTAGATGAACTTGTATTTGGATTCTACGCACCTGATGCTGCTGAGGCTAGAGGATTAATGCAGGAGAAAGAGAAGGTTGTTAATGATATGTTAAACGTCTTAGATTCAAAGAAAAAGTCAGACATATCTATAGATGAAATATCAGCTTTAAATGATGCTGTTAGTCAGATGGAGGCTGAGGGTAAGAAGTCTAAATACAACGTCACAGATAGAACTGAAAGTGTAAGAGTAAGACTTAAATCTATATTAAATGATAAGGGTATTCAGGTTATAGATCCTATGACTAGTCAAGATACTAGTGGATCTAATATAACTGAATCAGTAGAAGCTACAGAGATAACTACTGAGGAACAGTATAATAGCGTTAAGGATCAAATATCAAAAGACAGAAAGAAACCTGTTATAGTAACTTCACAGGATAAATCTGGCATTATATTTAATAACAATAAAGCTGAAACTTCTAATATAACCACTGCTAAGTTTAATAACGTATCTGATGCTAGAAACGCATTGAAAGATTACGAAGCTAAAATGTCTGAGGGTGTAAGTAAAGAGGATTTATTCAAAGCTAATAATAAATTATTTATAAAGACACCTAAAGATAATCTTGATCAGATACCTCAAGATGTTATTGATAGTAATGATTATCATATATTAACTTCAGAAAGAGAGGGCGTAACTGATGGTGAAAAGGCAGCTAGGATGGAAAACCTTAAAGCTGTATTGGATGAAGCTGGTGCTACATACTACACAGTTCAGGGTGTTTATAATAACGTTTCAGAGGAAAGTCTTTTGGTTACAGGTTTAAATGATGCCTCAGCTTTAAATATAGGTAACCAGTTTCAACAAGAATCTGTTTTTTCCTCTAAGACTGGTCTCATGTATAATGATGGTAGAGTTGTGCCTTTAGATCCTAAAAAAGATACAAAAGGTCCTGATGCTAGAAAGCAAGATACTTTAACAATTATAAATGTAAACGGAAGAAAAGCATCAATACATTCAGGGTTGAACTTTGAAAAAACTAGTTATGGTAAAAACTTCAATTCAGATAATGTACATAAACTTGATGAGAGTAATCCTAAATATGATTCAGATTTATTTGAAGGTGTTAGTGAGGCAAGAAAAGAAGCTTTAGGCTTTGCACTTAAGCTACTTAACTCTATAGGTAATCTTAATGTTACTATTGTTAAAAATAGTAACGCAATGGCTGAACAATTAAAGTCTATAGGTCAAGATCCATCTAAGAGTAGATCATCTTTCTTTAGAGGTGCTGACAAGACTATATATGTAAACCTTGAAACTGTTCGTGGAAATACTTTATTTCATGAGATTATTCACCCTATGGTTGACTTCATTAAGAAGACTGACCCTTCCTTATACAAAAGAATAGAATCTGAAGTTAAGGAAAGTAACATGAAAAGACGTGTTATAAAGGATGGTCGTAGAGTGAAGGGTTCTTACCTTGATTGGGCTAAATCAAACTATGAAGGCCTTTCTGAGGAGGCACTAATAGAAGAAGCTTTTGCTGAGATGATGGGTGACGCTGCCTATGGTCACTTTGTAAACAAACAGTCTAAGCTAACAAAGATTAGAGAAGTTATAAGAGCTATACTAGAGAGACTAAATATAGTATCTCCAGTAGAAAATGTTGAGTCTATAGATTTACAACAAATGTCTCTAAAAGACTTGGCTGATAACTTATCTGGTGCTTTAGTAAATGGTAGAAAAATTAATGTTGGTGGAGTTCAATTTGAAGTAGGTGAAACTGAAATAAAAGAAGGAGATGAAACTATAAGAGAGCAATCAATTCAGCCTTCTAAAAAAACTGGAAAAGCTTTTGAGCAGTTTTTCTCTGACGTTACTGCTGGTAGATATGGTTTCTCTAACGTTAAGTACGAACCTTATATAGATATAAAAAGAGAAGATAGAATAGAATTTATAGAGGAATACGTCAAGCACAGAGGTAACTTCGATGATCACATAGCTAAGAGTATACCTGGACATAAAGAGATACAAGTAATAACTGGTACTGCTATAACAAATTTATTTAAAAACAAAAAAGCTTCTGTTTTAGATATTGGTGGATCTGAAAACTCATGGGCTAAAGCTATTTCTGGAGTTAGTGAGGGTAAAATAAAAACAACAACGTTAGATCCTAATCCAGAGATGAAAAAATTCTCTGACAATAAGAGTTCCGTTGATGGAAATGAATATATACCAGAGGCTTTTATGGAGGGTTACGATAATATTAAGGCTTACGATCCTGATAAAAAGTTTGACGTTGTACATGAATCAATGGTGTTCCAGTTTATAAACGACAATAGAGCACCTCAAATAAAATATATTAAAGATAATCTTTTAGGTAAGGATGGTTTATTAATTGTTGAGGAAAAGTTTTTTACAGAAAATTACGAAAGTAATGAAGAGGTAAAAGACAGATATAAAGAGAAGTATTTTACAAAAGAAGAATTAGCCAATAAAAAGAAAAGGGTTTTAAATAAAGAAGGTGATGCTGCTGAGGGTATGGAGTCTAACATGATTAAAGAGTCTAGTATGATAAAAATACTAAAAGACAACTTTAAAAATGTTAAAGAGTATTGGAGCTCTGGCAACTTTAAAGGCTATGTTGCATCAAATAATAGTAATTTAGTAAACGATTTTGTAGAAGACTCAAGTTATTCTTTAAGAGAACAGGTTGCGAAACCAGAAGATGAGACTGTTGTATACACTTCAGGATTAGGTAATTTAATATTTGATGTGTCTCAATCTGTTATAGATTTAGATTATAAACTTGGAGAATGGCTTCAAAATGTTCCTGGATACACAAGATTGACAGGGGAAAAAGAAATAGACGCTAGGCTATCTACACTACTATTAAAACCTAAAGGAACTCACACCAATAAAGAAATAAAAGAGTTGATGACTCTTAGAAAGGGTGATGTAGCTTTAGAGCTTCACAGGGCTAACGAGATAATGAAAAGGTTTGCTGATATTAATAAAGAATATCAGATGTCTGACGCTGAATTAAATGATATTCTTGGTGACGTAAATAAAATAAAAGCCATGGAGTCTGATAAAAGCGACATGAAGGGTATACTAATGGAGATGAGAAGACATATTGACTCACTTAGTAGAACACTTATAGATGAGGGGTTAATAAGAGGTCAAGCATCTTTTGCTGTAGAAGCTAATGGAGGTTTTTATATAACCAGATCTTACAAGCAGTTTGAAAACAAGAGCTGGAAACAAACAGATACTGATATACAACAAAGAGCTAAAGATTTTTTGTATCAGGAAGTTAAAAAAGAAAATCCTGATTTATCAGAATCTGAAATAAAATCTAAATCACTTAAAATTTATAATAGGTTAATAAAAAAGGGAGACTTTTCTAAATACTCATCTGCTAATGTATCTTTTGATGGATTAACTAGAGTCAACTCAATATTTAAAAAGAGAAAAATTGTTCCTCAAGAGATAAGAGATTTATGGGGTGAGATAGATAATCCTGTGTTTAACTATAATAACACAATATCTAAAATATCAAGAACGGTGGCCGCTGAAAGAATGTATAAAGATCTTTTAGATATTGGTCAAGGTAAATTTATATTTGACGATATTGTTGAGGGTGTAGCTGAGAACGAGTTAACTGAAAGTAAGTTTGGTTTATTGGAGGGTAAGTTTGTAGATAACGAAATGTTTAACGTTCTAAACAGATTTGAAGAGAAGGTGAGCTATCCTTGGTGGTTAAGCATTTACATGGAGTCTATACTTCTTAACAAGAAAGCTAAAACAGTTTGGAACTTACCTACTCACTTTATTAATTTGATAGGTAACACTTCTTTTGCTTTAATGAATGGTCATGTTAGCTTTAAAAACTCTAAGTATTTTGCTACAGAAGCCATAAAGTCTGTAAGTAATATGACTGATCCTCAAGTGAAAGAGTTTAGAGAAAAGCTAATAAAGCTTAGAGTTATAGATAACTCAGCAACACTTAGTGAGATACAATCCATAACTGAGCAGGTTAAAAATAGCAACTTCAGTATATCAGAGTATATTAAAAACAAAGACTTTACAAAAAAAGGAGCTATAGGTTATTTAAGTAAGATAGGTAAAAAACTTGACAACTGGGCTACAGATGCTTATCAAGCTGAGGATAACGTATGGAAAGCTTACGGCTTCTTGTCTGAAAGAGCTAGATACTTAGAGGCTGGATTTTCTGTTGAAGATGCTGAGGCTACTGCAGCTAAGAATGTAAGAAACTTATACCCAAACTATAACGAGATACCTAGAATAATAAGAACAATAGGTAGATCTCCTGTGGTTGGTTCTTTTGTTGCTTTTCAGGCTGAGTCTGTTCGTAACGCTAAAAATGCAATAATGCTTGGGTTTGAAGAAATATCTAGTGATAATCCAGTACTTAAAAAGTCAGGTGTGGCAAGACTATCTGGAACTTTAGCAACGTTTACTCTTCTTCAAAGCATGCAGTTGTATACAGCTAAATTCTTCATGGAGTCTTTCTTTGGAGAGGACGAGGATGACGAGCAATTTGAAACTAGAAAGATAAGAACTGTTTTACCAAGCTGGGATGCTAAAGGATTATTATCCTATACTGAAAAAGGTGAGTTAGAATCTAGATATTCTAAAGGTCAAAAATACAAGGACAGATATATAGATTACATAAACTTCTCTAGAGTGTCTGGTGTGGGTTATATAAAAGACTTATTTAGATTAGCCTTTACAGATATTAAAACGGAACCTGGAAAGGAAAGCTTTATGAGAATTTTGGAGGCTGTTTTTGAGCCATTTTTAAGTGAAGAAATGACTTTAACTTTATTTCAAGATGCTTATAATAATAAGGGAGGAAAAGTTTATAATGAAACTGATGACAGACTAACGAAGATTTTCAAAAGTATAGAGTTTGTAGGTAAGGGAATTGCTCCAGGAACACTTAGAACTGGTGTTAGAATACGTGAATCATTATTTGAAGAGGACTCTGAACTCGTCCCAGCTTATGAAATATTAGCAATATTTGGATTAAGAGTAAATAGAATAAACGTAAACAAGAGTATTTACTTTAGATCTAGATACGCTAATAAAAAACTTATCGATATAGTAGGTAAAGATGTTATGAAAGATGAGAGTAAGTTAAGAGGATTCATAACCAAAGGATCTGAAGATTACGACTCAAGAGCAGATGAAGTATTAAATAAGTTTGCTGATATAATTAGTGCCGCTAGATTAAATAATATAGCAGGTGAAGACATAAGACAAATACTAATAAAAGCTGGAATGAGTAATCTTTTAATATCTATAGCTGAGAAAAGAGGTATTGATAGATACCATCAAGACAACATAAATATATTAAAAGACGAATAAAATATACAAACACTATATAATTAATTATTTAATTATTAAATTTGTATTACTTCTCTAAGGTTCCATTCTGGAACAGTTTGCTTTTTTGTTCGCATTCATAGATTAGTTTTTTGGTTGTTTAAGGAGGAGGGGTAGTTCCCTCCTTTTTTTTTACTATATTAGCTCTATGGAAATAGGTATACAATTAGTTAATGGAGTGGTGTTTGGATTTAGATTATTTGCTCCAACAGAATCTATGCCATACAACGAACTCCAGCTGTTTGCTGGAGTTATATGCTTCTATGTTATTTGGGATTAGTCCTCGCAAGGGACACAATCAATTTTATACTTACTAGCGAATCGGTCTAACAAGTTTAGTTCATTTTCAGTCATATCTATTTTTTAAAGTCCACAATAACCTGAATCACATTCATTAAAGTCATCGAAGGATAATTCAGTTTGAGTTTTAAAGTTTTTTATATCTAAATAAGTTAATGATGTCGATTTAAGTGTGTCGTTTGGATATTTTCGATTTTTTTCTAAATCACTAAAAACTTGCATTTTATTAGTGTGAGTTTTCCATAATTTATTTAATAGTATTTCGTTTCTATGAAAACATCCTACACAATTATTTATTTGAGCAAATCTAACAGGTTTATCAGTCCAATATTTTTCAACATCATCCTTAAATATACCATCATCAATTAATGGAAACTCTTGTCTTTGCCATTCAGTTGTTTTCCATTTATTTCTACCTCCCTTATGTTTACCTACAATATGTTTAAACTCTAATAAACCATTATCGTTATATTTAGATGTTGTGTTTTTTGCTCTACGCATTTCGTTAGCTCTAAATCCTATTCTAAACAACGCAGGTGTTTTTACCTTATCTAACCACCATTCAAATATTGGCTTCATCTTTAATTGATTTGTACAATATCTTCTTAATGGAGAAGGTAACATATTATTTTCAGGTCTTTTAATTAAAGATTCCATTGTGTCTTTTGAACTAAGCCAAGTAATCTCTCTACCTATATATTGCTCTAAATCAAATATAGTATAAATAATTTCATCCATTTCTAGCGTACCTATAAACTCAACACCTATTCTATCTGAAACCATTTGCCTTAGTTTAGCATCAGGAAACAAACAAGACTTATCGTTAGTCCTAACTAAACTAAATACATCGTAATCAGCAGGATAATTAGCTGCTATATAAGCTGATGTCTTACCACCTGATACTGAATTAACTGTTTTCACTTTTATTTAATTTATTTAATATATCTAAATCTTGATTGAGTTCTCCACAGCAATCTTCATCTTCAGGGTCAACTACCCAAGATTCAAATAATTTTTCTTTAGATTCATCTGATCTTTTTAACGCTTCTCGTAAAGCTTCGTCTCTGTCGTGTAACATCACTATATTATTTTAAAAAAGTATTGGGGGCGCAGACGACAAAATCTTTAACCCCCATACAAGAACAAATATGCAGCACTCACGCAGCTTACTCTCGTTTTTTAGAACCCCGACCTAAGATGGTATCGACTGCAATATCGACCTCCTTTTGATTTGATGGGACATATACGTCTAATTTTTGATCGGTATCATGAAGATACTTTAAAAACAGCTTGAATCGCATCTTAAACTCAGGGGTTCTTATTCCTTTTGTTTCTATGATAAAACCCTTCTCTAAATTAATAAAGTCTGGCGTATAAGATATATTTCTTATATTACCAGGCTTCTTTTTAAAGGTAGTTTTACCTTTTGTTTTACCCTTATCCATAAGGAGTCCTTCAAACTTGAATTTCTCTACAAGCTCAAAAGTTTTTCCTTCGTATTGATTTGGGATCTTTGCTTTTTTAAGGGCTCTGTAGCAGTAAAGCTCTAGTCCTGAGGCAAATGTGATTCCATCTGCGTTGTGTTTCTTAGCTTTAGTTATCTGCTTTCCTTTTCTTCTCTTGAATCGCATTAAGCTAAGATATGAAATAATTACTTCTTACCTCTATTCCTAGCCCTATTTTTAGATTGACTTTCTAAAACAAGCTTACCAGATTTAGTATGCGAAGCATCCTTTCCGTCACCTTTCTTGCCATTTTTTCTATTAAAAAGGTTTAGTTTAACACGATACTTCTTTCTCTGTTCAGAGGAAGAATATTCGGAGTCGTACTTTTTTTTCTTATTATACGACTCCTTATTCTTTTTATAATGTTTAGTGCTTTTACTTGCCATGCTATATTATTGTAGCCTGCAAGATACGAATTATTTCTTTTCTTTTGGAGGAGTTGGTATACCAAAAACGTATTTAGCAAGTTTATCTGCATTCTCTAAAAGAGATTTAGCATTCTTACTTGTTGATAGTCCTGAGGCTATTTCTAATACTCTAGCTCTCATCTCGCAGTCAAACTTTAAGTATTTGTACTGCTGCTCTTGATCTTTTTGTTGCTTGTTCATGTCTAAAATTTAATTATTGTTAGTAAATCTAAGTCTATATAGAATAATAATTCTCTATCCCATATAGATCCTGGTCGTGGGTTTTTCATGCCACCCCACTCAACTGTGGCTTTTGTTATTTCGTGCATCCAAATATAGCCAATTCCGTCAAGAAATCTCCAAGCTATACATAAAGGTAGTTGCTTTTGAAGTGCTTCCTTTTGACAATGCTGTATCTTTCTAACTGAAGTTCTGACCCTTTCAATATCCTTCATGTCAAGGCTCATAGTTTTAACCTCACAAAGAGACACAACCTTCATAGTTTTGTTGTCTATAATTTCAGCATCTACTGGAGCATATCTATCTAGTTGCTCAAAGGTTAAGTCTTTACCCTCTAGGAGTATACGAAGAGTCTCAGCCTCCCTCTCTCTATCCTCTTTGCTTTCAAATCGGGGTTCCAGTCTCATTCTCTTCATTGCCTACCCAATCATAATTGAATGGAGTTTCGTTTTCTTCGTACTTTTCTGCAGACTTAATAGTCTCACTCATTCTTCTATCAACCTCATCCATATAAACCTGAAGAAGTATAAGGTAGCCAGTGAGATCCATTAGATCATTATCACTCATATAAGTTTCCTTGCTTTTTATACGGTTAAGCTTGTCGTTTATACGAGCTTGAATAGCATACATGGGGTCAACATTAAACAAAACTCCTTTGTCGAATACTGAGTTGCCATAAGATTTATTTTTCTCTACAAGAAGATCTCTGATCTCATTACACTTTTTTCTTATTTCTTCCTGCATTTTTCTTTACTTTAGATTCGACAGCCTTTTTCTTAGCACTTCTATACTTACGTTTATTCGATACTTGATCTTCAGAAACCTTTGTACTACGCTTAGTCTTAGATTTTTCTTTCTTGAGATCTTCAAGAACTCTGTTATTATGTCTTTCACTTTCTTTAATTTTTTGAGAATACTTTACCATGTTCCACGCTATAAGAATAAATATAACGCAGATTACTGCTAGTGAGATCATTTTAATTTAATTTAACTGTTTAACTTATTTGATTCTTCTTTTAATAATGCTCTGTTTAACTGAGCCATTGTTGTTACGTGTTCTGATTCAGGCTTACCTTCGTTATACCTTTTAAGTAGAAAAGCTATATGATCTTCGCTTCTCATACCCATTGGAGATTGTTTTTCCCAACCCCATTGAATTGCATCTAAATCTTTCATAATTTTAAAATTTAATTAACAATTTTATTGTAAAGTTAATAAATTTATATTTATAACTTTAATACACATCATGAGACATACATAAAAACTCGTAGTCAGTTACCCTATCTATCTTTATTTGTATGTCGTTAGTTGACTTATGTTTTATCTCTAAACCCCTTACGAAATACTTAACATTTTGTAATTTCTCAGGATCAAGCTCCCTAACACAAGTCCTATGAGTGGCTTCTTTCCACTTCTTAGCGGGCTTCTCCACTCCTTTCACAAATCTTACTGTTCTCCATCTGTAATGAACTGTAGCGTGATATATTTCTTTTCTCATAATCTATCTACGCATCTTTTTATCATGGTTAATATAAATATTAAACCTATCGTAAAATTAATAATTGACTCTACATCCCACTCCATGACTAAAAAGATTCTGATGGTTGAGCAGATATAAACTTCTCAGTATAATCCTGAGGGTCTATAAACTTAGTATATTCCTTTTTAAACTTAAGAGGTAGCGTACCAGTTCCTATATTCCTACCTTTAGCAAAGATTAAATCTACAAGACCTTCGGTAGACTTTCCACTATCATCAGCCATGATGCCATAATATTCAGGTCTGTATACAAGCATAACAATATCAGATGCCTGCTCTATCTCGCCACTCTCACGAAGATCGGACAAACTAGGTCTGCAACCATCCCTTCTTTCTACACCCCTACTAAGTTGAGATAAGGCAACAATTGTTATGTTAAGCTCTTTGGCTAGATTCTTTAGCTCACGAGCCACCATAGCAACCTCTTGCTCTCTAGATGTACCGCTACCCTTAACAAGTTGTAAGTAGTCTACAAGAACAAACTTAACCTCTTTAGTTATGACGTATTGCCTAACCTTATTTAAAAGGTATCTAAGAGATGAATCTTTACACTCATCTATAAATAAGTTAACACCTTCTAGCTTTCCTATAGCTTCATCAACTCTATTAAGCTCAGTACTTTCTAAAGCACCCTTCATTATGTACCTGTTATTAACCTCACTCTCTAAGGAAACTAATCTTTGTAGCAACTGAGTATCCCCCATCTCGTAAGAGAATACTGCAGATGGAATACCTACCTTAGCACAATTGTAGCAGAAGGCTAAACCAAGTGATGTCTTACCCATAGATGAGGCACCACCAATTACAATAAAGTCTGTCTCTTGCCATCCACCAGTAAACTTGTCTACTGATTGAAAGCCCGTAGGTAGACCAACCATGTTTTCAGAGTCCATTCTCCTTCTTATATCATCATGCAGTATCTTTAACTGCTTTTTAATATCAGGTATGTCACTACCCCTGACCTCAGAGATAGACTTCATTTGCTCTTCAACGAACTCTATAACGTTAAACAAGTCATCACCATTATCAATCTTCTTTGTAGTGAGTTCCGCTAACTTTTTAAGTCTTATTTTTTTATCTTCTTGAGATAAGTATAAAACCATGTTCTTTGTTATGTAGGCATAATGATCTAAGTTCATACACTCAGCTACCCTGAGATCTACAAGAGGATCTTTAATAGCAGATGATATTATAATCATATCAACTTTATCACCTTTATCTAACCTTTCAGATACAACTTTATATATCTTCCTATTTAAGGGATCGGTAAATATCTCCTCAGATATAAGGCTGTGACAATCGTAATAGTCTCGTGGATTCGACATAATCTTACCAATAAGCCTCATCTCCATATCCATGTTATCTTTCATCTGTGATGTATTTAGGTTTAACATATCGGTTAGTTTTCTTTTTATCTATATGTACCTCGTTCTCCCAACCCCTAGCATTTAACCAAGTTCTAGGATTTTTTCTGTACTTTTTATCTGGTGTTGAATCAATATAACCTTTAACTCCTTTTATGGCTTCACCCATTTCGTTGAGTGTTAAATTCATAAATGTTGTTCTAGCATTAGGTCTGTCTATCTTTTTATCGTATAGATTCCAAAACATTTTAAATGCTTTTTCTTTTCTTTCAGATTCAGTTTCAGCTTTTTTAGTACCACTAAACCTAAGATCTATAGTAGAAAAATGGCTAACAATATTATTGAAAACACAATTAGATTCCATCTCATTATTATATATAGATCGGTGCGTATTTGTTGAGGTATGAAAGTTTATGCAACTACCATCAACTTCAATAAACTCTACCTTATCTATACTGATAATGTCTGTGTCTGATATTCTGTACTTCATGGTTTTTTTTGGTTGTTTAAAAAAGGGAGGGGACAAGCCCCTCCATTTTTAGAATGGTAAATCATCAGCTACCTTTTCTTTTTTAGCTTCAGGCTTCCAAGTGTCTACCTCAACGTAATGAGTCTTACCATACTCATCAGCACCATTACGTTTCTTTACAACCTTTAAGGTTATAAATTTATCACCTGTTTTCCCATCGAAGATATAATCTCCAGCCTCTTGTTTTAACTTAGTTAAGTTCAAAGAGAATTGAACTAAGTCTCCATCAAATTTTTCTACCCCGTTTCCAACGTAGATTTTGTCAGTTGTTTTGTTACTCATAGCTTTCAGCTTTTATAAAATAATTAACTAGTGCCTTCCTTTCTGTTGTTTTTATATACTTAGCAATCCTTCTAAGGTGTTTGACTTTAAACTCATCAGGTTTATCTAAGTACTTGTCTAGGGTAGGTCGGCTTAACCCTAATCTTTCTGCAAGCCAAGGCTTGTATATTTTACTTTCTTTTAACTTTTCTTTTAGTGTCATAGTGTTTCCATTATTAAATGTTGTTCAACGATCTCCTCGTTATCTATGAAGAATCTTCTGTAAACATCTAGTAGATACTTGTACTCTTGTCTACCCCTCTCTACAAACTCATCTCCAGCATAAAATATAGAAACATTATAAGGTCTCTCTTTCTCCTGAGTTATAAATACAAACTCATCACAACCAAAACCATCCATATAAAAGGCTGATTGTCTATCGTATCCATACTTTTTACAAGAGTTAGAGAATCCATAGAAGCTACCATCTGCAGTAGTCTTTAAATCTACTAATAACTTTCCATTACGATAATCTGCTTTACCCTTACAGAAAACATTTGTATCATCATCCTTCCAAGCGTTAGCTATCTCCCTCTCTCCTTCTGATTGAAGTAAATCCCTAACCTCAGAATGACCGAATAAAACATCTTGCATGTACATAATCTTATCGTATTCTTTCTGTAAGATTATTGTAGATGCTTTAGGGTTGTTTTCTTTGAACTCCTTGAAACCTTTAGTAGTCCTTGTAGCAGAGTTAAATACTAAAACTTTATTATTAAACTCATTAGGCTCTAGCATAGCTACATGATATGCTCTACCAAAGATCATAGGCATAGTTTCCTTGTTGAGTTCAGGATTATCCCTCATCATCTTGTAAGTTCTAACATCCTTCTTTATTAACCCTAACTGCGAGTTCGTTACAAACTCGTAGTCAGAGTAATAAAAGGAGTCATCGACTAGTTTCTTTATAAACTTATCTAAACTCATTACACTAAAGTCTTAGCTATTTTAAGAACTTTATTAAGGTTGTCTTGTTGAGTCTTAGTCATAGTGTATCCAGCCATCTTTTGCTCTACCACACTACCTTTACCATCCTCAATAGCCTTCATCATAGACTTATACTGAGAGTCTGTTAGTTTAGGCTTAGATGTAGTTTTTTTATTTGAACTCATACGAGTACCTTTAACAGCCATGTTACCATCATCATCATCTCCTGTAACTACACCTACAAATGATGCAAGAGCATATCTTCTTGCGTAAGATATTGCAGAGCCTACACCATGTGCATCTTCTTTTGCTGGTATGTAGCAAGTTGATGCTAGGTATTCTCCACTAGAATGTGATAAGATTGTTGTTACACCACCTACATCAGTAGGCATTTGGATGATTGCTAACTCGTTATCTGCTAGTAGTTTACGAACAGAGTCCCATACTGACCCAAGATCGGCATAACTTGACTTGAAGAAAGGATTTTTTGAGTTTTCTTTTGCAGGTCTTAATTGAGACTGCACTTTCGATAAGGCAAGGGTCAGCTTGCCAATTGTTTCTGACTTTTCCATAGTTTTTGGTTTTTAAATTTAATTAACTTCTGATGCAAATATAGTAAATTATTTTACATATTACTATATTATTCCTAAAATATTATAAGATATATCTTCAGGCATTATTCTCTCTAGGCTTTGTGTTATACCTTCCATAACTAGCTCTAAATCAATATCATTGTTTACTACCATTAAAACACTTATGCCATTTTCTGAAGGCATCATAAGTGTGTGACACAAGGCATTATGTTTTCCTATATCCACTTGTGTTACTGCTAGACTATCTGTCTGATGAAAGTACATATAGTTTACCCCATGCTCTTTCAAAGCTACCTCTAAACGCTTCATGTTTGGGTGCTTGTTAGGTCTTATTCGGTTGTCTAGTCTGTGTTCAATCCCAGACTCTTTAAGTAAGTTCTCCAGCATTTCTTTTTCGTATTGCATAGACTTTGTAGATAAATTCTACTAAAGATAACTCTTTTTCTAGTAATTCTTCAAGATCATTGTTGTTAAAAGATCTGTCTACTGCGTCTATTATGTTATATATTTTGGCTTTATTGTTTGATGTGTCTAACTTAAACAATCTTTTACCTTTTAAAAGAGATTGTATACTATCTATATCATTTATTATAGGGTTGATATATTTTCTCTGTACTTTAGCGTATAGAACATACTTAGTACAAGGGTCTTTCTCTCCTCTCATCCAAACTTGGTCTACATCAATTGTCCTTACTTGGTTGTTCATCTTCTCTAAATTTATCTAGTTCTACTTCTAATTCAGTTATAATACCTCTGTACCTTTCTCTATCTAAGGTTAGAGTATCTTTAAGTTCTTTAATCTTATTCTCCATAGCCTCTATTCTTATTCTTTGAAATTCTTCTACGTCCATGATTAGTTTTTTTACTTTGTTTATATTTCCTTTATGTACCCATGTGTGTTTATTGAAATCCACTATCATTCTAGTTTTCTAATTATGTCGTTAATTTTAATCTCTAATTTTATAGATGTGTCTTTCATTGTTTTTTTAAAGTACTTTGATTTTCTATTATCCAAAGACTCTAAATAAATAAAATTAGATATAATGCTTTTAATATTTTTTATAAGTTTTACATCCCTCATTTTTAGTTCTAACTCTAACATAGGTAATGATTCGAGTGTGTTAAATTTAGATGATTCTATTTCTCTTACCATCCACATCATTCTATTTATAAATTCTTTTCTACTTTCCATAGCTTATAATTTTGTATAAGATAATACTTGAAACTCTCCTATCGGATCTTCAAGGGTAAAAGATTCTATCTCATCCTCGTTTTCAAATGTGTAGAATATAGTATCATCATCTACGGATGCTGGGTTTGTAGATACAATCTTTGTTTCAACACAAAGGTCATCCCACCATTTTATTTCTACTTCGTATAGTGCCATTATAAATGTCCCCCATATATTTTTTTACCCTTAACAACAACATCATACCTCATTTCTTTTTCAGTATTTTCACACATACCTTTGTATTTATCCAAACCATCTCCGAATATAGCCTCTTTATTTTTCATTTCTTTATCAATCATATAATCAATATCTTCATTGAGCCAAAGCCAATTTTCTATATCTTCTATTTCTACACCTTTAGGTACTTTAACTTCGACTTCTACATATTTGTGAAAGACTCTCCTTTCACTTACTATTACTTTTCTCATGTCTTTTAGTTTTTTTGTTTCTATTCTTTTTATATATAGTGTACTGATACTCATCATCAGCCATTCTACCTCTTAACTCTCTCTCTATGTTTATACCATCCATAAAGCCTTGAGCCATTTCCATAAATAAATCTTTAGTTTTTCCCATTGTTATATTCTTTAATAAATTCTACTACTATAAAATAAACTGATTTAATATCTACACACAATAAAGCATGTTTTAATTCATCTAATTCTTGAGGTTCTTCGCATAATTCTGTAATCTTTTCAATTACTGGCATAAGCCAATCCCAAGATACATTGTAAGATAGTTCGTGAGGTAGATTTTCATATACTCTAATTCCGTTTGAATCTTCCATAAAGAATCTATCATCTTCGTATGTGTAACCCATAAATTCTGCTATAAGTTTATTGTTTTCTTCCATAGTGTTAGTCGTTTGAGTTGTTAATAATTCTTTGGTCTAAATCGTTGATACAATCTACACTAAGGTAGTCGTATAGAAAGTCTGTAATATCTACTGCACTCATTGTCTTTCTACAATGGTACATAATACTATTGACTTCTAAATCTTCGTTGGTAACATAGGCATCTACTACCACCTCGTAGTCTTTACCCTCTTGTAATGTTGTCTGTGTATTCATAGTTTTTAGTTTATTGGTTGTTAATTAAAAAACCTTTGGTATCACGCAATCCCCAATGTTGGACAATACCTTTCACGCAGTTGGTTAGACTGGGCGTTATCACGTTCCCGTATAGCTCTGAAGGAGTTACCCTACTTCTCATCATTCGAGCCAAACTAGTAGTAAACTAAACTACACGTTTCTTTTGATAATCTATACTTCTTTTCATTATCTCTAAACCTCTTTGAGTATCTTCTATTTGAAACTGTATCTTTGTCTTGATAACATTAAAGTCTACCAGTAAATCTACATACTCTTTTTTATAGCCATTCTCTTTAATTAAATCGTTTATATCTAATATTCTAGCATCACACTCTTGCATCTTGTCAAGATGATTCATTAATTTTTTAGTCAATTCATTTTTCATAATAAAAATTATTTAAGGTTAAATAATAATAAAAGCTATGTTACTCGTCAGTAACTCCACTCCAGCGGAAGTTTCGTGGTTCCTAGTTGCACTTAGTTCCATCAGGGATTAACAAGATGGTTCCAGACCTGCAAGTGTTTTAGCTTTTATTATTAAATAAAATTTTTAATAACACTCTCCGTAATTATCATCAAAATTAAACTCATTCCTTACTTCATATCCACAAGCACTAATAAGATTAGTATCTAATAGAGAGAACAACCCTCCATTTTTCTTGCAGTAATGTATAATTGAATAGTATCTTATATTCATAGCAAATAGTTTTTAGTTTATTGGTTGTTAACATTTGACTTTGCAAATATAGTAAAAATATTTTACATGTGCAAATTTAATTTACATTAGCGTTATCAAAGTCCCTTACAATTTTGATTGGCACTCTATATACAAGATTTGTTTTTCTATCTATCCATAGTTCAAATTCTACCCCATCACCACCTTCCCAAAATTCTAATCTCTCAATAATTTCTGGCGTAATATCGTAACTATCTGTTTTTTTATCTGTTCCCATAGTTTTATTCTTTAATTGTTAATTTTTTTAAATTCCTTGACTTTATAAAATATTTCTTGTAACTTCGTTTCCCTAAAGTAAGGGTGGTAGGTATGATATAACTTTTCAAATTTGTGAAATATCACACTCTTTTGGTAGCAATGTCCGACCTAAGTGAGATCACATCTGGTATCGGGAGGAATGTCTACCAAAACTAAAGGGACAACCCCACTCATTACGTTTGTGTATAAGCCCATACTATATCCTATTGGTAATTATAGTATATATCATTAAATTCTAACTTTAATATTCTACCTGACCTTGTATTAAACCCATAGTTATGTGTATACATACTTGATATAGGTTTATCTTCCACCATAAAGAAGAATACTTCTTCTGTTGTTATATCGTGTCCTTTAGCTACTTCGTTACAAGCGTACTCCATAGCTTCCATATTATGTACTACCTTTCCATAGGTTTCAAGAAGATAGTTTTCCATTTGTTTTGCTTTCATAGTTTTAGTTGTTTATTTCAATTAGTTTTCCGTTCACTTCTTCATACTGCAAATCATCTTCACACTCCCATTCTGTCCAGTAGTAGTAGTCTGCTTCGTAGTAGTCATTTAACAGAAAGTCATCTGTTAGTCTACCTTCTGATACATCTTTATCGTACTCAAGATTACCCTCTTTCTCTACCTCTCTGATATGCTTAATCATATCCTTCTCGTACTTGATATACATTAGTCCATCTTGTATGCAGTAGCCTTCGTTCATTCCCTCTCCTGTAATATCGCATTTTCTTGCGTATAGTATTCTGTCTTTTGTTTTCATAGTTTTATTTTGTTAAAGTCGATAAACCCATTCTTATCTTTAGGTATATCTGTTGATTGAAATGTTTTTTTATCTGAAAGGTTATTGTCTTGAATAAACTTTCTCATCTTTTTAATCCTGTCTTTTAAAGGAATATCTTTCATAGTTTTAGTTTTATAGTCCGTATATATCTGTAAATTCAAGGGAATCCTCGTTAGTTTGCACCACGAATATGTCTTCTCCATTGTATTGCACTACACAATGTGTTGGTGCGTCTTCTTCTTCATCATCTTCATACACACCCATAGTTTCATAGTTCTGGTCGTACTTGTACATTGAGACTTCTTCAGATAGTTTTAATGTCTCCCCATCTGAAAGGTTATCGTAATGCTCTCTTGTAATATTTTCCATTACGCTGAATAGTTTTTCTTCGTTTATTTCCATAGTCTTAATCGTTTAATAGGTTATCTGTATTGTTTAGTTTCTCCATTTGTTTGATAGCGTGGAGTAATCGCCAATGCTCATCTGTTGTACCATTGTTATCAATATAGTTTATAATCTCTTGGACAGATGATAGTGAATTGATGTCTGCGTTCCAATTCGTGTTTAGGTTTAAGGGTGTGCGTATCATCTTAGACTGCAAGTACCCTATTGTTGTGTAACTTCCCATAGTTTCTATTTTTTTTCGTTAATTACTTCAATTACTACATCATCATAGCCCTCATCTTCCCATTCTTTTTTATGTACTTGGGCATCTAATAAGTTGTCAAAGTTATTAGGTATACCACCTACCCAAACTATGTATTTTGATTTTTTGTTAGTTGTTTCCATAGTTTCTAATTGTTTAAGGAATAATAGTTTAAGTTCCAATTATTAGCTCTAAATACATCTGATTCTTTTCTAGGAAGCTCACTATAAGCTCCTATAATAAAAAAACCTTGCTCACATAAAATGCGTCCAATCGTACTTAACCAATTTTCTTCTGTATAACATTGAATTTGTGTTAAGCGTTCTTTACACTCTAGTATATATTTCTTATCCATAGTTTCTAATTGTTTAGCTTATTGATATGCGATTAACAAATATTTCATTTTTTAGTTCTTCCCTCATCTCATCATCAGGAATATCTAATCCGTCAAGTTGGTCTGCAATGGATTCTAAAGCTCCATTACAAGCACTATCTAATACCCTACTAATATTAACTTCATCTATTAGTTGGTCAAATAAGTCATCTCTTTCTTCTTGTGTCATAGTTTCTATTTATTTTGGTTTATCTTATTTAATAATTCTCTTAAGTCATTTTCAGTCTTATACATCATCTCTCCAATAGTTCTATTGTATAATAATTCTACTGCTTTAGATAGTAAGTTCATTTCTTCGGTATTGAACTCCATTGTTACGATTTCTTTCTTGTTCATAGTTTCTAATTTTTTAGTTAGTGTAAGGGAATATCATTTGAGTATCTGTACTATAATTACAATCTAAATAGAATAGCACGAATCTAAATGCAATGGCTGATATAAATAGTATTGCTATTAATACTTGAAATAAATCTTTTTTGTTCATAGTTTCTAGTTGTTTAGGTTATCTTATGTTTGATTCAAATAAGTCTATTACTGCTTCATCTATAAGTGTTTCTTCATTACTCTTATCATACTCTACACTTACTACTTCAAGCCATATACTTCCACCTTGTAAACCTCTAACTTCAGCAGTTATTAGGTACTCGTTTACCTTACCATTCTTTTTATGTGTAAGAGAATAGTCTGCAAGTAAAGACATACGATATAGTGTTTGCTCTGCATAACTTTTAAGGTGTTCTATTGTTACTTCTTCTGTAAGGATTGTTGTTTTCATAGTTTCTAATTGTTTAGGTTAAAGAGGCATTACGCCTCTTGTTTATTATATTCTTTATATAACATTTCTTGTTCCTCTATTGCTTGTATAACAATGTCAAGTCCATCTTGTATAATTAAGTTTCCTAAATCGGTGGATTCGCCACTATCAAAACTTGCTGTCATTAAAGTTTTAGCTTTCTTACAAGCTCTTTTTGCTTTCTGTAGATTTGTCATAGTTTCTATTTGTTTAAATTTTCTAATTGTTTTATTGCTAAAGATACTTTTTGAATTTTATCAAAATCGCCACTCATTTGATAATGTATTTTAATGTTTCTTAAAGATGCAATTTGTTCTTTTACGACTGCATCAACATTTGTGAATAAACATTCTTTCATAGTTTCTATTGTTTAGGTTATTGATTTGTTTCTTCTACTCAGCTTTTATGCAGACTTGTAACTGCCTTAGGTAGCTTTAAAAGATGGGGGAAACTTCCCCCACCAAATCAAAAGGAGTTTGTGTGTTGTCATTAATCACGCCTTAACACACAAAGGCGTGGTGTCTATCTTGCTTCAGACTAACTGCCACTTAGTCTCACACCTATCAACACACTGCTACATTACTCAGTGCGTATCATCGGTGTCCCCTCTGATAGACTTCCCATATTAATCGGTACGGACTTTTTACGTCCCCTATGGTGCTTTACCTAACTTGTAGTGATAGCCTATTGGTCTATCCAAGCCCACTTGGTTATCGGCAGTGGTTTCCGTTCAGTTGATTCGATACTGACAAACGCTGATTGAATTATTGCTCTAATACACTTGGGTAGGCAATGCTACTGCTATGTATCGTTACTAAGACTTACAACCTTAAATCAAGCTAAAGGTCTATTACTGATGTGCTACCTCAACAACCCTTTGATGCTATCTCTCGTGGGAACTTGGTAGTCAAACTCTTGCTTACTAACCTATTGATACTTGAGAGGATATGCTCAACTGCTCTTGTATCGGCTTCCTGCGTTATAGCGAGTTTGAATCAGTATGTAAAGAACGGCAACGATTATGAATCATTGTTGGCACAAATATACGAATAAAAAACAATACATGTCAAATTATTTTACATCAAATATTAGAACAAATATTATAAATGTACTGGTAGCAAGGGGTTGAGAGGGTAAACTTTTTTTTGTGTTGTTTGTATATCTTGGGGTTGGTGTGTTTATTGGGGAGATTACACCACCTCTCTCCACTGCTTTCTATATAATAGTAACTGCGATGCACTCCATTTAAGGTATCTTAGGGACGATGTAAAGCAAAGTTTCGGCATCTTATTATATATATGTAGGATAGTTAGAGATAGTTAGTGCGATGAACTGAAAATAGAAACGACATTTGTATTATGTACGCACGATTTTAGTTTGAGTACCCCGTTTGCGGATTTTGGTTTCGGTGTGCGCGTGTCGGGTCGTATATACATATATAACCCCCAACCTTTTCCTTTCTCAAAAAATTTTGTACATTGCAAAAAATTTATATTATGGCTAGATCGGTAAGAAAAACAAAAAGTATTCGTGCACCTCAGGGTTTTCATTGGATGCGTAAGGGTGTAAATCAATATAAGTTGATGAGACATAAAGGTGCTTTTGTACCTCACCCTGGTGCTAGCCTTACAGCCAAGTTTGAAATACAAGAACAGCACAAGAATGCCTAGAGCTGTTAAACGAGATCCAAAAGTCGGTACTGGTAAAAAGCCAAAAGGTTCTGGTAGACGACTATATACAGACGAGAATCCTAAAGACACTGTTAGTATTAAGTTTGCTACTCCTTCAGACGCAAGATCGACTGTTGCAAAAGTAAAACGTATTAGTAAACCATATGCTAGAAAGATACAGATATTGACTGTAGGTGAGCAGCGTGCTAAGGTCATGGGTAAAAATGAAGTTGCTGGTATATTTAAGCGTGGTAAAGAATCTATAAGAAGAAGTAGAAATGCCTAAGGCTTTAAAAAAAAAGTTATACAAAAGAGCAAAGAAGAAGTTCCCTAAAGACAAGAAGCTTCAGGACAGGTATGTATATGGAACTTTAAATAAAATCAAGAAATAATGTTTGGAAGTATTTACAGTATGATATACAATGTGTTTTGGATTGACGATGAGTTATGTGTTGTTGTGTGTCAAGATACTTTTGGTAACGTAATTAGTATATCATCTAGCGATGAGTATTAAAGATACAAAAACAAAGCAGTTGGGGATGAATCCTGGCACTGCTTCAAATAGACTTAAGAAAAACTTATTATTTGAGTTTGCAAAGAGATTAGATATGCACTGGTGTTATCAGTGTGGTGCAGAGATAGAAGATTGTGATGATTTTACTATAGAACACAAAACCCCTTGGCTTCATTCAGAAGATCCCAGGGGTTTATTTTTTAATATTGACAACATTGCTTTCTCTCACAAGAGCTGCAACTATAAAGCAGCTAGGAATAGGCAGGGTAAGCCTTGCCCTTCAACGACAGCTTATAGAAATGGCTGCCGATGTGAAGGATGTTTAAAGATTCAAAGTGAAGCTAGAAAAAGATGGAGTAAGAAGTCTTAGGCTTCTGTACCAAATACCATAAACTCAACTATAGTTCCACTAGTTACAGCGTAAGCTTTTAAATCTATAGAGTTATTAGCTGGTAAAAAAGCAAACTCACCACCTCTTAAAAGAAGAAGAATTGGATTACCAGATGTGGTAGCATCATAAACTATTACGTGATCTGTAGTAGTAGTATCTGTATTTTTTATATATACATAAGCAGGAGCTGTAAAGTCTGCTGCTGTGTGTATTGTAACCTGACCAGATGCTGTACCTTTAGCTGTAGATGTTATTGCTTTACGAGCTAAACCTGTAGTTGCTGTTGCAGATATAGATTTGTTTAAACTTAGGCTTAAAGACTGAGATGTTAAGTCTGAGCTTGATATTGTTAATTTTGTTGTTACTGTTGCCATTTTATTTTAAATTATGTGTGTTTGCAAATATATAAAATTATTTTTATTTAACTGACTTTTACTATACCTCTATCACTATATAACAAACCACTTGTTGAAGGAGCTCGAGTTGGAAGATTACTGCAGTCTATCTCTGTTGCTATTTCGTTACTAGCAATATATCTTCTAAGCTCGTCAATATCTTCTTTTAATAATTGTATTTGATATATAAGAGCAGCCTCTCCTTCAAAAGCTTCAAGCTCTGTGTGTTTATTATTATCATATTTAGCTTTTAAGTTAGCTAAATCACTTCCTGTTTTGCTGTGTATTGTTCCCGCTTTTCTTGATGCTAGTGCCATGTTATATTTTTGCTATAGTTAATTTTCCTCCGTATACCTCTTCACTAGATGTCTGCGCTAACTCTATTAATATATAATTAGTAGCATCAGAGTTTACGTCAGTTATATTTATTTGTGTTCCAATATTACCAGTTCCTTTACTTGTCACTGTTTTGCTATTAACATCAGCTTCATAAACAGTAACAGCAGATGTTCCGCTACCATAAATATCTACATGTGTAGCTTTAAATCCAGGAGGTATATCTACATAAGCAAAAAGCTTTGCTGTACTAAAAGACTCTAGCCATCTATCACTACCAGTATCATCAATCATTGCAGGCCTACCAATATCATCTGGCATAAAGTCACTTGGTAGTATCTTTACGTATGTTATACCAGGTAAAACATTACCAGTTACATCTAAGTCTTGAGATATAGTTACTTTATCATCCTCAACTGTAACAACAGTTACTTCTCCACCACCACCTGCTGATGATGTGTTAGCTCTAATTTGAACTGTACCGTTTGCAGCTCTATTAGATAATATTACTACATCGCTATTAGCGGCTAACATAATTCTATTTGTGCCACCAGCATCAAGATATTGTACAGAAGAGGATCCGCTACCTCCAGCATTATCAGCCTCAAGAACAAGATCTGATCCAGAGTTTAATTCTACGTTAGAGTTACTACCATCAATATTTATAGTCCCTCCTGCCATGTTTACTATTCCGTCCTCTTGAACAGAAAAAACTACTGAATTTGCATTATTTAGTATTTTAAACTTTTGATTGCTCTCATCATTATCAGAGTCAAGCTTTACTGCTACCTCACCATCAGAAGTTATAGTTACATCTGCATCAGTAGCTCCTGCTATTCCTTGTGCGTTAGTGGCTAGTGTTGCTGTAGCAGCATTACCAGTTGTGCTTTGATTTAGTGTAGGTACATTGTTAGCGTGTATAGTTCCTGCACCATCTGACGTTAAATCTACAGGTATAGCATCTACGACTAGGTCTATAGTACCATCAGCATCTTCATACGTTGCAGATATTCTTGTTTCTGTATTCCCAGAAAACATTGCACCAACAATATCCTGAACCTCTTCATTTGTAAGCTGAGTGTTTGTATCCGCTGTCATGTCATCTACCACAAGATCAATAGTACCATCACTGTCTTCATAAGTTGCACTTATTCTAGTCTCAGTATTAGATGTAAACATAGCACCTACTATGTCTTGAACTTCTTCAGTGGTAAGTTGTGTATTTGTGTCTGTAGCTACAAGATCTATTGTACCATCAGCATCTTGATAAGTAACGGTAATGTTGGTTTCAGTATTGCTGCTAAACATTGCACCAACAATATCTTGTACTTGCTCTGAAGTTAATACTGTATCAGAGGCACTAAGTTCAACTTCTGAAACCTCGTTACTTTTAAAGTATAGCTTTCCGTCTGCAGATTTAATATAGACTACACCACCATCTCCATCTGCTGGAGTTGATGGTACTGATGATGATTCTTTTATCTTTACAGAGTCAGCTTTAATATCCCCGTAAAAATCAAAAAGGCTACGTTGTAGTAGCCCTTTCTTAAAAATCCTCATCACTCTTCGACCATAGTCGGTGACTACCTCACCTATACCATTTTTCTTTGGTGATTTCATTTAGATTTACTTTTTCATTTTCGCACCGTACATTGCTTTCTTCTTCATCTTAGCACCATACATAGCTTTTTTCTTCATCTTAGCACCATACATAGCTTTCTTCATAGAACCACCGTACATCATTTTGTCTTTAACTTTACCTCCATGCTTTAGCATTTTGTCGTCTTTCTTCATACTCTCCATCATCTCTTTACTTCCCATACGACCACCTATTTTCATGTAACCCATTTTATTTCGTACACTTGTTGGTAGCTTAGATAAGCCTTTAGCTTCTGAAGGAACTGGTTTTAATTTACCACCTTTCTTCATCATTTTCATTTTACCCATTGCTGCACCGCCTGGTGCTTTTTTTACTGCTTTCATTTTTTTTGTTTTTACGGGTGCAATCATTATAGCTAGAGCACCACCATGTTTAGCTTTATCTTCTCCTGTTTTACGTTTAATCATTTTTTTTGTAGTACCATCAGCCATCATTCTTTCGTATACCTCTCCAAATCCAACACTTGCTCTAGACTTTTTATTAGCCATAGCTCTCTTAGTTGCATCTTGATCTTTTTTCTGCTGCTCTCTAAACTTTTTCATTTCAACAGATTTCTTAGCGGACTCCCCTGCAGAAGCTAATCCAGACATTCCAGGACTCATAGCTTTTTTAGCTTTAGCAGCTTCTCTTCTAGCTTTTAAGTCTGCCTCTCTTTTAGCTCTATTTTTAGCTCTTAACTCTTGTAAAGCAGTTTTTTTAGCTAACTCCTCCGCTTGTTTTTTTGCTCTTCTTTTTTTTAAAAGTTTCACCATTTTATATTTCTTCTGTCCCTTCAAGGACGTTGTAAAATTTATTAATCAACCTATGTGTTTTACTTGTTACACGATATTGGTTCGGTTGATTTGAGTTCCAAGCTCGTTTTTCAAAAACAAATATGTAGTCACGTTTAACCAACTCAGGAAACATCCTATCGTTAAAGTTTTTACTAACGTACATGTTTTCTCGTATAAACCTTTTGGTAAAAGATCCTTTCTCATCATTTATAAAAAGAAGGAACCTCATCTGGTTATCCGTAAGGTCGTACTTTCTTTGAAAGGAGTACAAGGTATCACTGAGATACTTCAGGTAATTCCTCATTGTCTTAGATTAAATTAGGTCAAAGATAAT